AAAATATTTTTAAATTCATTTACATACATTCCTTTTGGTAACAACATCTCATATTTATGAGATAAAGAATGATTTGCTCCAAGTGTTTTTAAATACTCTATAATTTCAATATCATTTGAGTATATGCTTCTAATAGAGGTTTTAGTCCCATCTCCTAACCATAACCCCATATAATAAGGATTTATAGTTAATTTTTTTTCAGGAAAAAATAAAGTATCACTTATGTATCCTTTTAATTGTTTATCTCTTACTCCTTTTGGTAAATGTAAATAATCTTTAACAGATATATTTAACACATCAGAAGTTTTTTCTTTTAAAACTATATTTGAACGACATCTTTTACCTAAATCATTAGTATACTTATTATAAGTAGTAGGTATATTTCTTATAAGAGAAAGAATATGATTTTCATTAACTCTGTAATCTTTTCCTCTTTTTTGTTTTATTAAATACATTTGTTCAGTTCCACGTAACAATGATAGCACGGTTCTAGAAGTTGAGTCTATTCCCATTAATTTATCATTTACGTTTATATCCTGTACTTCTTTAAAAGTTCCATTATGCATTAAAACTTTTGTTCCGTATGCAAGACATCCAGCTTGTCCTTTTAAAAAAGTAATCTTTGCAGAAAGAATTTTATCCTTAGCTTCTTTTTGTTCAGAATTTAATGTAAGAGAAAACTTAATAGGATTTTTTGGTTTTATTTTTTGTAATGACATTTATTATTTTTTAGGAGATTTAACGTCATATTTATTTTTGTTTTCACGAGCTATTTCTAATTGTTTATTAGCTATATCTTGTTGAGTTTGAAGCTTTTGTCTTTCAACATCTAACTTCTGTTCATTAAATCTTGTTTTATTTACTTCTTGTTCTCTTTTAAGATTTGTTGTATCAACATAGTTTTGTTGCTTTTGTATATTAAGCATTGCATCTTGATAATCTGAAACTTGATTTTGATTAATATCAGCACCAGCTCCCATACCAGCAGCTCTTATTTGAGCTTCTAATAATCTAGCTTGTCTGTCTTTATCTTTTTCTTCAGATTCATATTGTTGTGCAGCTTGTTGTTGTTGCTGTGCAGCTTGTTGTTGTTGTTGTTGCATTTCTTGTTCATGCTGCTGTTGTTGTTGTCTAATAGAATTAGATTTTTCTTCAGAAGATTTAAGAACATTAGAAAGTTCAGCAATTGATTCAGCTTTAATTACATTACCAAGATCATATATACTAGCACCTGTTGTATTATTATTTAAGGCTAATGATTTGAGTTGTTCCATAACAGCTCTTGAATTAGTTTTAGTTGTGCAAAATATATTAAGATCTCTCATTAAAAGATCTGTACCATTAATCTGAAAGTTAACTTTTTCATCAGCAGAAGTGATATATTGTAAACGTACAGATGGTTTTGTAGAATTGTAGTATTGTGCAAGTTCAGTTCTCATCTGATGTACTCTTGGCATTAGATTATCACTATGCTGTACAAAATAAACTTCAGTTTGATTATATGATGCATTTAATGCTTGTTCTACACCTGTAGCAGTTTGTTGTGCAATCTGTTGTCCCATCCTTTGTGGATTAATACCAATCACTTCAAATGCTTGAGTTTTAAAATAATTAGCTAATTGAATCCTTGACATTAGACGTTGAGTTTGCTCTAAGTTCAACACTTGATAGTGCTGGAAGTTTAGTGCATTTTCTGTATTAGTGATAGATGTATCTAATGGAAGCATTTGAAAATTCTTCATTGCTACATAAGCATTAGCTAGATTGTTCTTACCCCAATCTTCTCCCATTGAGTGTCTTGGTAGAGCATTTTGATCAAACATAATCACTGTACCAAGTTCATCTATAAGAATGTCAGCTATTTGGTTGTTAACAATATTATACCCAATCTGGAATGGCTTCATAAGATCCACCATTGATACAGAACGTGTATTTCTATCAGAGAATACAGATCCTTCTACAGGAGGTTTACATCCATAGAGTGTTGTATCTCCTTTAAACTGGAAAGGAATTCTTCCTGGTTTACCACCATTAAGTCCTAAATATAATGGATTAAAACCACCTGGATTATTCATACCCCAAAATGAAGGTCTGTTTGGTCCCACTTTAATTCCACCCCAAACTTCATTAATCCATATCCAATCTATATGCTCACCAAATATTAAATTATCTTTTGTTTTTTCTTTGTATAATGTATTATCATATAGTGGTTTATCAGTGATTTTATAATTCTCTGATATAATATCTTGTACTAATTCTCCTAATTCTGTAATCTTAGTGAGATGCCCCACTCTTCTTTGAGATTTCCAATACACTGTTGTACAACGTAAAAGATGTGCATTACCCCAATCCATTAAATCTTCAGACTCATTTAAAATCATTTGTATAACATCTCCACTCCACCTTGTATTATCATAGGTGCTCATAAACTGCCTATAAGCCAATCCTGGCATCTGTGTATTCCAGTCATGTGATCTTGTACCATCATAATAAGAACCATCATTTTGCATACCAGGAAGAGCATATCCAGCAGATCTAACAGGATAAATAACTTCTAAAGCTTTAAGTTGCTCTTCATTCATCATCCATCCATACTTATCAATAACATCAGCCACTGTAAGTAAATCAATATTTCCTATCCAATGTGATTCAGATATATATCTATTAGATGCAGATTTATGATAGAACACTTGTACTGGATTCCACAACTCAATATCATAATCATCTTCTCCCATTCTAAAATGCCAGAATTCTCTATCTGTAATAAGCATATCACGAAAGGCACGTTCTTCTAATTCATCTATATGGAATCTCTCCACATCCACTTGATGTTGATGTGTTGCCCATTCTTCATAAACATTTCTGTAACTCTTCTTAAAAAACCCTTCAATTTCTGGAAGTGATTTTAATTTTTCAGGAGACATTTCTTGTTTAAACTCATCAGAGTTAGGATCCATTCCCATACCAATAAGTTTTTCAGTCATTTTAGCTTGTGCTTTTTGCATTAGCACTTGCTCAATCATATTCTTTTTTTCTTCTAACATTTCATTATAAGACAATTCATCCACTGTCCTAAACATTATTTTAGAAGATCTTTTACTAAATTCAGAACATAATACATTAATTACATTTGGAACAATTGGATAGAATTTAAGTTCTAATGCTGTTTTATCTTCTTTAGTTAAAACATCAATAAGATCAGCATTAGGATTATCTTCTTCTACTATATAGTCTGTTTTATCTATAATACCTTTTGCAAGTTTATAATTCTTGAGTAGTCTTACAGCATTACGTCTAAGCTGACGCATACCTTGCCATTCAAGCCAATCTAAATTCCAAGCTCTCCATTCATCATCTTTTTCACCTTCAGGAAGAAATTGTATGGGCTGCATCAAACTGCCCATTTTGTTCATTTGAACTTTTTTTCCACTTTTAATATCCAGGGCATTATATATTTGCATTTTTTATATATTTAAATTGTAGTATTAACAGTTGTTCCTTTTGGATAATAACTAGCTGTTGTTCCTGATGTTGTTGTAAATGGATCTGCTGCACAATAAACTTCATATGGTTTTTTCCAATGAGGCTCTGGCCATGGATTTGTATAGGAAGGTTGAGAAGGAATGTGTTGTATTACAATCTTTTCTTCATTTTCTCCAATTAAAACCAAAGCTTCTTTTAAAGAAATTTTATTTTCTTTAATTAATTTTTCTAATAATTCAATTTTTTTATCTTCCATTTTATTTTATGTTTTTGAAAGTATTTCTAGGGGGACTATTTAAAGCACTTTTGCTTAAACTTCCTGAGTTTAAACCCATATGTCTAAATGGACTCCTTATAGATAATTTACTTAATTTTTGTGAATTTTCCAACTTATCTGATGTAATTTCTACTCTTGTTGCTCTTCCTCTGTTATTCTGTTGTATTTGAGCAAATGCAACTAATGCACAAAATGAAACTAAACGGTCAACATTTAAACCTGGTTGATATTGTTTCATCTCTTCTAATAACATTGGGTCAGGAATTCTTTCCACTCCATAGTGAGTTTTCATCACCTCACCACTTTCATTTGTTTGAATATCTAATTCTTCTTGTAAAAACTGTATACCATAAGATATTAAATGGGTTTTAAATAATGTCCCAGTGTTTTTCCATCCATATGTAGCATATACACTAGCATTAGAAGAAAGTTCTTTTAGAAAAGGAATCTGATCTTTTGGAACTAGATATTTTTGTTTTCTTTTACTAATCATATATTGTATGAAAAGACTTACATTATTCTCCACTAAAGTCCAAGCATTATACCATTCTATCATCATCTCCAATCTTTCATGTGTTTTTTGAAGATCATCAAACCTTCCACACCATGAAGCCACCATCTCATCTCTTTCAAAATGTGTACTCACCTTACCTTGTCCATCATCTTTAATTACTTCTGTAGGATTTTTGTATATAAATATACTGCATAATGAATCACTTGTTGTTGTATTATGAGTAACTAATGCATGTTCTGTAACATAAAGATTATCAGGAGCATCAACTGATATACACACTGCTTCTGCATCATCAATATATTCTATATTTGTTATGTATCTACTAAATACTTTTGATGGTTTATAAATTTCTCTTTTTCTTTTTAATATAAAAGGATTAAGATATTCTGGTAATAATACTCTTACAATGTAAGAATCTAAATGGGTTGTTTTTTTACATCTTATTTTTGCTATTCCTCCTAATGATTGTACTAATTCAACAACTTGATATACTAATGTTTTTGATGATGAGTAAAACTCAGCACCATGATTTGAATAAGAACCATCTGTATCCATTAATCCTTGTAATAAGGATAATCTATTAGATCCCATTGCATACATGTATTCTTGTGGTATAAACTTATCTTCAGACCTTTTACCTTTTAAACCTAATTCTTTTAATCTTTTAGTTAGTGAATTTCTTGAACCAAATTTTGTAATAATTGCATAATCACAATTTGAATTTTTAACTTTTTTTATTAATAACTCATCTTCTAATATACATTCAATGAATTTAATTAACTCTGTGTCAACTGTACTAAATCTAATGGATTTTTGAGATAATCCGCCATCACCTAATAGCAAACCTAGTAAATAAGAATTAATAGGTAATGTTTTACCAAGTTCAAATCTAATAGGCTTAAGTATTGGTATTGACCATTTATTTCTATTTT